GTGGCATTGTCGCCCGAATAAGCAACAGCAATCTTGAATGGGCTTAGAGCCTCATCGCCAGCAGTGGTGCTAGTTGCAAAACCCGAACTGTCAGTCATGCTTTCGGCATAACGAACACGTAGAGTATGGATTTGAGCAACTGGACCGGTCATTGGCTGAACACCAATGATTTCGTTAGCAATAACTGTCGGCATTACACGACGAATTACTGGTAGAATTACACGGTTTAGCGAGGCAACGTTGGCAGCCTGTGTAGCGCCAGCGGTTGCATTCTCTGCTAGGTACTTACGTGTATTTTCTAGTACAACAGCCATGGAGGTGCGGCGAGAACCTTGTAGTCCTTCTAACAGGGCATCTTTAGTTTCGCCCCAACGGCTTTCTAATAGTTCTTTAGTCATTTCTTTCTTTCCTTTAAGGTTAAACTATTTTTATTTTAGCCCTGCTAAACGCTTCAACTCAATGACATTAGTGTCAGATTCGCTGGCTGTCGTTTTAGCAGATTTATCCCCTGTGACTTCTACACGCGATTCTTTAAGAACAGCTTTAGGGCTTTCCTTAATAACCGAATTGTTTAAGACAGCAGGAAGATACTTTTCAAATGCCGACTGTAGTTTGTCAGTCTGGACATTTTCGAGAAGTTGCTGCATAACAGTGGCCTTCTCACGATTCAGTGGTTTCAGCATCTCAGACATCATTTCACGACGCTGTGCCGATTCCTTGATGATTCTAAGTTCACGATCCTTAGACTCAACAATTTTCTCTTTACTTTCGACGATCTGTTGAGCTCGTTCAATTGCTTGTGATTGCTCTTGGATCTTAGCTTGTAGCTTACGAATTTCTTTGTTCTCATTGAGATGAGTGACTCCAAACTCGCTGGCAAAAGCTTCGAAAATTCGACGTCCAAACATGTTCTCACGAGCAACTTGGATGTCTTCTTTCAATTGTGTTAGTTCAGTCTTTAGATTCGATGTAACTGCTTCTTGTACAAGAGCTGCACTACGCTTGACAAAACGATTTTGTAGTTCGGCAAGCTTTTCTTTGGCGTTAGCAATTAAACGAACTTTAGTTTCAACTACTGCTTGTTTGTCCTGTGAGAACTCTTTGATTTCTTCAGCCAGAGCTGAGATTACAAATTGTTCTAGACGTTGAACATTTTCGGTTTGTTGCTTACGATCTTTGCGTAGCTCTTGAATTTCTTCGGCTAATTTCTTAACCAAGAAACTGTCAAAGCGACCGGCACTTTCCATCATGTGTTGTTGAAACTTCACACGATCTTCAGTGATAGCCTTTTTCTCACCGGCAAACTCTTGAAGTTCGGCAGTAAGACTCTCAGTCACCATCTTGTCTAAAGCTTCAACCATTACCTTTTTGTCATGCTCATAACGGCCGGCAAATTCTTCACGCAATTCTGCACGAACTTGCTCACGTGCTTCAACTAACTTGGCTTCCCAAGCTTCGTTAATAGCATTACGAGTTTCCTCGTTAATAATGCCGCTATCTAATAATGGCTTGATAGCATCAAACATTGGATTCCCCTTTTTATAATTTTAAGTCTCTAATCAAGCGAACCATCTGCTCTTTTAGATACTTTTGCACTCTTTGATTTTCCCTAGCTTCATCAGCTATTTCTAGAACTCGATGCCCGTGCCGCATGTTCATCAAACCTTCATAAATCGGAGTTGGATAAGCATGAGGAGCACTGGGTTGTGCAACAACATCTACTGTGACAATCTCAAAGTCACTGACGTGTCCATTACTTTCGTTGACATTACCACTTCCACGACTGGACACACCTAACTTGACTCCACTTTCTAGCATAGTTTTCACTAGCTGTCCCATTGGAGTTGGTAAAATCTTTAACTTACCATGACCGGCCGGCCCATCCATCCACATTTCTGTGATCATATGACTGACACGATCTAAATTAATCTTTAAATCGTCAGGATGATCTACTTCGCCTAGTACACTATTTCCACCTTTAATTTGTTCATTAATCGTAGAAACGGCCTTTTCAATTTCATTTACAGGGTATACACGTTCGTTGGCATTACGCACGCCGCCTTCGATGAATACCCCTTTCATGAAAAGATTCTTACCTTTTCCTGTGCCATCATCCTCAGTTAAAACTTGGATGCGAGCATGATCAAAGGTAAGATTTTCTTTTAAGTATAAGGTCATTGTAGTTTACTTAGAATTAACGTACTTTGCCGCCAACTAGACTCTTGGTGTCAACCCCCATTTTACCATCGGTTGTTTGACCTTCTTTACCGTGAGCCTTTTCATAACTAGTTTGACGATTTGTATAACCCTTGGTCTTAGCACCAGGTACATTCTCGAAGCTACCGGCACCTTTTAGATCGCCACGCTTCTTGGTGTACTCATTGCTAGGAGTTGGAGTTGGCTTACCGTCAGCAGCTTGCTCAGTACCACCTTTAACAATGTTGGCAGCACTACCGCCCATATCATTCTTGCTGGCTACAATGCTTTGCTTGTTGATAGGTGTGGACTGTCCGGCAGCACCAACTGCGCTACCTTCGGCTTCGCCGTGTGGCCAATCTTTACCAACTTTTTCAACATATTCGCGAACCATGCCTTCTTTGGGCTCTTCTTCGCTGTCCATGTCAAAATCCATTTCGCCAGCATCGCCGCTGTGCTCGGCTTCGCCTTCTTCG